TCAATCTAATGATATACCTGGATTTCCAGAACAAGCTACACCATCAGTTACAAGTGCTCCTGCACCAGTAGTTAGTACTGCAGAGTCGTCTATGGACGATGATGATACGATGAGTTATTTTGCTAAGCTAGCAGCAGAAGATTAAAGAGAGGGCCTCAGGGCCCTTTTTTACTATTCTATACCAAGAGCTTCATGGAACTTATCATTATTATCTGATGTGTTACCAATTGCAGCTTCTCTACCTCCACTAAATCCAGCATTTGCTACTGACCTATCAGGAGCAGCAACTTTCTCTGCAGCTGCAATCGCTGCGGCTGCTGAAACTGCTGCTGATTCCGCCATTGATTGAGTAGCAGCAACCATTGAATGAAAATCTGTATTATTAGTGTATAAGTCGCGAGCTCCTAACTGGTCCATTGCTCCTCCAAAGCCTGTAGACTTTATACGTGGTGCGATATAAGAATCAATATTATCATAACCTGGAGTATTTTTCATACTATCCAAGTTACCATCTCTGTAATATAGACTTTGAGCTTCTTCAGGGGTTGGGAAATTAGTAAAATTTTGTTTACGCAAGTAATCACCGAATAAAGCTGCGCCCTCAGCACTAAAAGGATCTACAGAAGGAGGAGTATATCCTAATCTTTTAAGAAAATCTTTTCCTGGATTTAATAGATTATTGTCTAAAAATTCTGTTAAAGGATCTACAGCTTTAGAGGCAATATATCCTCCACCCATACTTACTAAAAGACTTCTTATTAATCCCGCAGGAGTAAATCTTAAAGGATTAAATTTACCTGGGCTAACTTTAGGAGCAGCGTTTGTATTAGCAGGAGTTGGAGTTATTGTTTTATTAATTGCTCTATTCCTAAACCCTGGGTCAGGTTTAGAGGCTGGCATTACAGATCTAACACTTAATCCTAATCGTTTTCTTATAGTATTAAGTACTGCTCCTGATAAAGCTACTCCAACAAGAGCTCCTAACCCAGACATTATTTCAGCACCAAAATCAATATTAAAATTTTCGTTAAACTTTTCTTCTAAAACAGAACCATCAAGTTTATCCATAAGAGCATTATATAAGAAACCTCCAACAACTATTCCTCCTGCCAGTAAAGCTTTTAATTTAAAGCCTATTAACTTTCCAAACAATCCAGCTACTAGCAATCCTATAGCGGCAAAGTTAAGTAGACCAGCAAATTTAGTCTTAGCTTCATCAGTTAGATCAAAAATACTTCCATCCTCAGGATCTATTGAATCTAAAAACTTCTTAAAAATAGTTTGACCCCAAGTAGCAAGTATCCCAACTAAAAGTCCACGGCCTAGGAGTTTGCCGAACAAAGTAGCAGCCCCTGTTAATATACTTTTAGTAGTAGCTGCTGCAATAAAGCCAGGAACTAAAGCTTTAAATATAGTTGATAATCCACCGCCCATTAATCCTAGTAATCCAGAAAGAGCTCCTAACCCTAGGCCTTCTGTAGCGCCCTGTTTGACACCTCCAACTATAGACTTAGGTTGATTTCTTACCTTGGCTCGTTCTCTTCTATCTTCTTCAGCTTTACCTTTACCTCTTTCAGCAGCTTTTCTTGCGTCAATATCTTCTTTTAGCATAGCCACTACTGTAGAGTTAACACTCTCTAGAGTGCTATTCTGCGCTTTTAATTGCTCAACTACTTCAGTAAGATTAGCCATTAACTTCTCATTTCTTGTTTCTGTTGCTGTTCTCGTTGCTCACGTATTTGATTCTCTAGCATTGAAAGGTAAATTTCTCTCTCCCAAGGTATCATATTCTCAATATCACTTAATGAGTATTTATGATTCTGTAACAGCTGATAATTGACTTGGTAATAATTTACTAAGCTGTCATGAGAGAGATTAACTAAAAAAAATCTTGGAGCCCTCGCATTGTTACTTTGTTTTCTTTACCACAGTTTTCACATTTAAAATCTACATCATGAGAAACAGTAGGAAGACTATTAACGTAATCCATAATTTTAGTAAACTGTTCGTTGTTTAAACTTTCAATAAAACCTTTTATCTCTTCTTCTGTCTCATCATTAAAGTCTATTTGCTCTTCTTCAGTAATAAGTTTATCTAGTGACATTAATACTGTTCCATATACAGTATCAGTTATAGAGTTAGCATCTTTAATAGTACCATCTAAAATTTTCTTATATTGAGGAGGTTTTAATTGTACTGTATATTGATCATTTAAAACTACTAAACTGTCTATTATTTCACTAGTATCAACTTTTATTTCTTCTAAATTAATATTTACAGGGTTAGGGTGCTCACATTCAGAGCATATTAAACTTACCTCTGTAGATTCACCAACACTCTTAGCTCTAATTTGAGTAAAGATGTATTCGATATCAAAAGTAGCTAACGTTCTAACATTAATCTTATCATATAAGCATGCATCAATAGTATCTGAAACCGCTTGAAGCATTTGTTTTTGATCTTTTGTTTCCATAGCCATGAGAAGTATTTTTTGTTCTTTGACTAAGAAAGGTCTAAACGTTATTGTCTTTCCTGTTGATGGTATTGTTAGTTCATACTTTGGAACATCATTTAACTTGGGTAGTGCCATTTCATTTCATCCTTAAAATAATCTGCCTAGTACTGTACCTATTTGTTGTTGTATAAATTTCTCTGTAGCAGAAGTGGTTTGTCCTTTAGTAGACTCCCAATTTGTATATGAGAGTTGCACATTTAATTCAACTAGTCCATCTAATTCGTTATTAAGCTGAATAGCATTCATAGATGTGGGGTATGAGTCTATTAATTTACATTCATAAGAAACATCATCGTTTGTTATATAACTTAAATCTAGTTGACCTTGAGCTAAATCGATAGGACCAATTTTAGGTAATCTATTTCTTATCTCGGAAGGTAATTTAGATCCAAAATTAAAATCTTTCTTTAAGAAAGGTAAAGAAAAACCCTTTTTAAGCTGTTTAATCTTTACTTGTTTAGCATAACCAGCCGTACCTCTTTGATACCCTACCTCATAAGAGTTTTGATCAATAGCTAAATTCTGCCATGCTTCGAAAAACTCTTTAACTCCATAATCATTCATTACATGAAATGTAGCTGAGATATCTGTAACAGCATATCCATATGCTACTTTCTCTAATTTCTGACCAATACGTCTTTCATTAGAAAGGATTTGTCTGCCTGGCATTTGAATATCTTTACATATAAGATTTAAATCTCTCGTTGATACACCTGGTAGAGGAGGAAACTCAACTACAAATAGATTAGGACGTGCTACCCCATCCTTTGCTGCTATTACTGATTTTAAATCGTCTATTCGAGACATTATATCATCCTTCTAGAATCAGCATAAACTTTGCTTTTACTTGCTTTTTGAAAGTCAGCTGTTGGTAGAAAAGCAGCTATTTCCCATTCCGTAGAAGGTACTCTGGCAAATCTACTTCTTACATTTGAGTTAAGATAATGCTTAACACATGGCTTAAAATATCTAAATTTCTGAGCACCTTTTAACATTCTATAAGATAAGTTAAACTTGGTTGAATTGTCAAACTTATCATTGTTAGTAATATCCATAAGAGAATCTAAAAGCTTAGCTCTAAGCATAGGTGGTATATAATGTAAATTTAATCCCATGAAACCACCACTGGCAGGTCCTATTGGTATAACAAGAGGAAAACTATCATAATAAGGAAGCTTGTCTTTTAGTTTAGGATCATAGAAAAACATATACATTGATCCTACAATCTGGTTATTCTCTAGTTCTACAGGATCTTCCTTCATTATAGCGTTTCTATTTACTCTTCTTAATTGTTGAGCCTTACGCCTAAACCAAGCCCTAGACTCAGCTGTCCTAGGGGTAATACCTGCTTTAAATGCTTCTAATTCTAGTTTGTCAAATATATTAGCCATAGTGTTATTTATCTACGTTTTTTAACTTTCATGGCAGGTAACTTCTTTATAGGTTTGAACTTCTTCTTAGGTTTAGGAAGAATACCCATATCAGCTAATCTCTTCTCTGTCCATATCTCAAAGCCCCAACCTCTATCAGCCGCATAGCTCTGAGCTGCAGACCATTTGTTCATATTTTTAATATATGTCATTCCTTCATTAAGATATTTTTTAGTACGTCTACCTTTAAACTCAGGAGGTCTGGTTTCCTTATCTGGTTTGATTTCAACTAGAACTGTTTTACCAGTAGTGTAAGTTATTTTAAGATCCATAAAGTAGCGATGATATCTTTTGTCTACTTCATATAGATAAGGTATAACAACTTCTTCTGAGGACCACGACTTTACCGTTGATGTTGTATCACACCATTTAAAAGCATTAGCTTCCCAGAGCGATCTGAAGATAACTTTATCAGGGTCGCCGCTATACTTGTTTCTATTCTTTACTTTATATCTTCCAGAGTATGCCATAATTACCATATAAATACTTCTAACTTAGTTTATTTATTAGGAAGAATTATGGTAGATCCTTTAAACGATGCGATAGCTAGGACTGGGGTTGCATCAGTAAAAAATAGTATGCAATTAAATAGATTAGAAAAAAGATCTGCTAAACAACGGTTACGTTACCCTTTAGAAGATCAAGATGATTATAAAGGTCGTATATCTTTTATTGCAAAGCAAGAAGAAGGAGTAACTATACAGCAAACCTTTAAAGATGCTCTTTTTTCATCTACAACTTCTTCTTCAGAAGCTTCTTCAGAAGCTGGTCCTCCAGATCTAAATAGACAACTTCAAAGAGATGCAAAGAAAAGACAACAAGAAAATATAAGATCAGCTATAAAGGGTGTTAATTTACCTCAACAACAAAAACTACCATCTTATATCGGAAGTGGTAGAAAATGTGTATTATATTTACCTAATACTATTCAGTTTCAAGATGCTGTTAGTTATTCGAATATTGACTTAGGTTTATTAGGAGGAGTAGCTGAAGCAGCTTTAAATTCTGGAGCCTCTGGCAGAGAAGCTCTTGGTGCATTAGCAAATGCTGCTACTAGTATATTTACAGCTGATGGATTAGTTGAAGCTTTTAATTCAGGATTACAATCTCAAGGCGCTCAGGTTGCTGCTCTGAGATTAGCAAGAAGACTTAACTCCGAAGTAGCAGGAGCTATTACAACTACAACTGGTATAGCCTTAAACCCAAATAAAAGAGCTGCACTTCAAGGTCCTAATCTAAGAACTTTTAGATTTTCATTTAAAATGATTCCTACAACTCATGAAGAAGCAGAAGAAATTAAAGCTATTGTTCAATTCTTTAGAGAAGAAATGCATCCCGAGAATGTTAGAGAGCTAGGTATAAATTCTGCATTAAGATACCCATCCAAGTTTTTTATTAAAATGACTTACAATGGTAAGAAAGTAGCTCATAATATACTTCCAAGTTTTTTAACTGATGTTAATGTAGTATATAATGCTAGTGGAATGTCATTTCATAAAGATGGTAATTTTCAAGAAACAGATCTTTCTCTAGCGTTTACAGAAGAAAGAACACTTAACAAGCGCGATGTTGCTCTTGGAGGTTATTAATGGCTTATTTTACTAATTTTCCTTTTGTTAATTATAATTTTGGAAATGAAATAGATCCGGCTGTTTTTCAAAATCTTACAGTCTATGTTGACTTAATTGATCAAGTAGTAGATAATACTAATCTGTATGAAGAATTTTATATCCAAGATGGAAAAAGACCTGATACATTATCATATGAAATATATGGTACCACTGACTACTATTGGATGTTTTATTTACTTAATGATAAGTTAAGACAACAAGGTTGGCCCCTAGATGAACAGGATATCTATTCTCTGTCAAAGGAATACTATCCAAATACAACTCTACTAACTCAATACAAATTATATAATGAATTCTTTATTAATGATATTGCTATAGCAGGCTCTAAAACTAATCCTTCCTTTAAAGGTAAAATATTAGAAAAGGATTTAAATTTAGGTCAAGTAGTAATTAAACCTATCAAAGAAGTACGTTCTATAGCTGTTAATAATGGCGGATCTGGATATACGTCTATACCCACAGTAACCTTATCAGGAGGCAATGGAACAGGAGCCACAGCTGCTGCAGTAATATCTGGAGGGTCAGTTTCAAGTATAACGGTCACTGATGGAGGAGATGATTTTACTAATGCCCCTACAGTTACTATTTCTTTACCAGATGAGGCAAGCGGTACGAGAGCTACGGCAACTGCTAGTCTCTCATCTAATTCTATTGGTAGTAATACAGTTGTGTATTCTTATCATGATGGTAACAATCATCCTGATAATACTTTATGGCCTGAGTTGGCTGATGTAAGTAACATACTAGTTCATACAGCTCTGGAGCAATATAACTCAGCTCATCATTATGAAGATACAAATGGTGTTTGGACTGATTTACCTTTAGGTACCTCTGATACTGATATTATAGATAACAAGTCAGCTGCTGCATTAGCTACTAGAACTAAAATTACCTATCAAGATCAATTAGCAAGAGATAATGAGACTCTAAGAAGAATTAAAATTTTTACTGGAGATGTAGCAAATCAAATTAATAATGAATTCCAAAGGTTGCTGAGACAATAAATGTCTGAACATATTAACTCCGCAGAAAATATAAAAGTAATTAGCATTGCGTTCTATTCTGAGCGTTTTGATCCTAAGTTTATTTTTGTAGCTGGAGATGCTACTGCAGCTCCTACAGCTGCAGAAATAGTTATATATGAAGATATAATGAAACCTTACTTAACAGCTGCACTTATATTTCAAGATGATCAAGATTTTGGAAAGAGTATAAAGGGGACTGAGAAGGTAATAGTCTTATTACAGTCTCCAGGAGATAAATCTCAAGTTATACAAAAAGAGTTTGTTGTAAGGTCTGTTGAGTTTAGAGAATATATTACAGATACCCAAGCTATTTTAAAGGTTAACTTAATAGAAAATTATGGATATTTTGATCATATTAATAAACTTAATTTAGGGTATGCTGAATCTGGTGAAAATATAATAGAAAAAATATCAACAAATATTGTTGGAGCACCATTATTAAAAGACATAAAAGATAGCTACCAAGGAGCATTTAGATATGTAGTCCCATGGCTAACTCCTTTTAAAGCTATAAAAAAAGTTTTAAGTAAAATGACTACTAGCTATGGTATGCCTTATTTTTATTATTCTTCTCTTAATACTGACTCTCATATTTTAATTGATATGGAAACTATTTTAGAAAAAGGACCAGTAAATAGAGGATCTCCTTTTTTATATTCAAGAGCAAATACATCAGGAAATGTTAGTCAAGATTTTTTACCGTTTATAGTAGAAGCGTATAAAGCTTCACAAGAAAGTAATTCTTTATACCTAGCTGAACTAGGAGCTTATGGATCACAGATTAGTAGTATAAGTGCTTCTACTTCATTAGCTTATGATAGTAGAATTAATATGGCTACTGAACTTGAGATAATGGAAAAAAATGGAGTGTTTGAAAATGTAGGGTCAAAACAAAAACTTAATATGTTTGATACCTTTTTTAGAGCTATAGATGATTTTAATAAAGCTAATGTAGATATAACTGAATTTAACTCTAGAATTTTTTACAGTATAGATAGCAGAACTGTTGATCGTTCTAATAACTCTCCTGATAAAAATCTATTAGGTTTTAACGAATCTCTTGATGATGCTGATACAAGACTGTCCATCATAAGACTAGCTATTCTTAGATACTTAATTATGAATGCAGTTACTATTAAAGTGCCAGGTTTATTTTTCTCTTTAAAAAGTTTAAATACATCTGTAGGTAATCTTATAGAATTCTCTGTACTTGAAAACGAAAAGACATCAAATGAGGATATAGGATATAATGAAGATAGATCTGGACAGTTTATTATTTTAAAGAAAAAACATATTATAGATTTAACTAGTGATAATCATACAGTACAGCTAGATATATCTAAAGTAGCTAACTTAGAAGCTAGATCGGTAGGTACATAATGTTTTACGGTGATAATAATCGATGGTTTGTAGCAACTGTAAAGAGTAATGATCCTGAAAAAAGAGGTAGATATAAGATTCGTATACACGGATTGCATTCATCTGATGTTGAGGATAAACATCTACCTTACGCTGAAACAATGTTACCCACTACAGAAGGAGGAGTATCTGGTATAGGTAAAATTCCTCAATTACAAAACGGAGCATTTGTTTTTGGAATATTTTTAGATGGAGAAAATTCTCAAGCTCCTTTAATTTTAGGATCTATTACTCATTTAGAA